TTTGTTTATCGGAAAGTTATAGGACGTATTCAAAACCTTCGGGATCTTACGAGTTATGGGAAGGTGATAAAGAGATTAGCGAAACTATAAGAAAAAGGATGAATAAAATTGTCTATGAAATGCATTTGAAAAATCCATTAGCAAAAAGAATTTTAGAAATAACAAGAGATTTTGCTATAGGAGATGGTATTAAATATGAATGTGAAGATAATACTGTAAAGGAGTTATTAGATAAATTTTGGAATAATCCACTAAACAATTTAGATATCGAGTTAAGAAGAATAGTATATGATCTTGGATTATGGGGAGAGATAGTAATTAAGGTAGATGTAAACCCTATAAATGGTTTTGTAACACTATCATATCTTGATCCTACAAAAATTGTTGATGTGCTTGTAAAGAAAAATAACAACAAAGATATTGATTCAATAATTTTATCTGAAGATGATTTATTGAAAGAAAAATCGTATAAGGTAATAAAAGAAAATGAGGAAGGATTACTATCTGGCGAGGTATTTTACTATAGAATAAATAATTTAACAAATCAAATAAGAGGGTTATCAGATTTATTACCCTTAATAGATTGGTTAGATGCAATTGATAAATTTCTTTATAATACAATTGAAAGATCAAGTTTATTGAATTCTTTTGTTTATCAAATTCAATGGATTGGGTTAAATAAGGATGAGATAACTGAAAGAGCAAAACGATTTGGAGTTATTAAGCCTGGCTCAATACATCATACTAATGAGAATGTAAAAATAAATGCAATCACACCTGATCTCAAGGCTAATGATCTATCAGAAATATTCAGGACATTAAGAAATTATATTTTAGGTTGCGCAGGTTTTCCTGAGCATTGGTTTGGTGAAGGTGGTTATGCAAATCTTTCTACAGCAAAAGAAATGGGGTTGCCCGCTTATCAAAAAATAAAAGAAAGACAAACATTAATTTTAAAAATTATTAATGATTTACTAAAGTTTCAGGTAGATCAAGCAATTTTGTGTGGAAGAATAAATTTAAATAATAAGCCTCAAATTACAATTCGTTCAATGGATGTGAAAAGTTTAGGTAAAAATGATTTTACAGAATCTCTGATATCATTAACCGAATTTGTAAAAAATGCAATTCAGAACGATTTAATTGATAAGGAGGCAGGAAAAAGCATAATAAAAAATACTTTGGAATTAAACGGTTTTAAATATGTCCAATAGAAGGAGGTTATAATGAAAATTGAAAATGAGATTAATATTATTGAATCTATCGATACAAAGGGCTGGCTTTGGAAAGTGGAGATTTTGAGAGCTGGTCTATCACAAAATAAGAACTATTATTCTGAAGAAGTGTTAAGAAAAAGTGTTGAAAATAAATTGTTTGAAGGTGTAAGATCTTTTGCAAGAACAGATAATGAGCATATAAATAAATCAAATGAAAGTGTAAGAAATACTATAGGTTGGTTTGAAGAAATAAAATATTCCGAAGAGATGAAAAGAATTGAAGGGAAGTTTCATATAACAGAAGATGCGGATTGGCTAAGAAAGAAAGCACTTTCAGCTTATCAATCAAACAAAATGGATCTATTTGGTTTTTCAATAGTTGCTTCAGTAAGGGCTGAATCAAAAATTATAAATGGTGAAAAGTTACTAACGTTCTTGAAATATTAAATGTTCATTCTATAGATCCAGTTGTAAATCCTTCAGCTGGTGGCGGTTTAATAACACTAATTGAATCAAAAATAACTAAAAAGGAGAATAATATGAAAACAAGAATAATTGAAATGATAAAAAAGGATTTTCCAGACTATATCGAAAATGATAAACTACAATTTATGAGCGATGAAGAATTAGTTGAAATATTGAATAAAATAATTTACGGTACAAAGAATAATTTTACTAATAAAGACAACAAAAAAATTGAAGTATTCAAAGAAGAAATTGATCTAATTAACAAATCATTTGAACAACTTAAACTTTCTGAGACATCAAATAGGTTAAGCGAGGCATTAAACAAATCTACACTGCCTGAACCTGTAAAAATGAAGATAAAGAAATTTTGTGAAGGTAAAGTACTCAATCAAAATGAAATAAATAATATAATAAACATAGAACAGGATGTTTATGCAAGCGTAATTGAGTCATTAAATAAAGAGGAATATAAATCAATAAAACTTAAAGAAGATGAAGCCGATAAATTTCAGAATGCACTTGATAATTTTTTCTTTATGGGTGAAAAGTTAAGTGAGGAAGAAAGGAAAAATGAGTCAAAATATAGAAATGGATTCAGATCTATCAAAGAAGCTTATATAAAAATCACAGGTGATGAATATATCAGCGGAAGATATGATAATAATAAGAGAATATCAGAATCTATCGATACAACATCATTTACATACGCCCTCGCAAATTCAATCACCAAAAAAATGATAAGAGATTATAATATGATGAATTTGGATACATGGAAAAATTTTGTTGACATCGTTCAGGTTAGTGATTTTAAGCAACAGGAAAGAATAAGAATTGGAGGATATGGTAATCTTTCGAGTATATCGCAAGGTTCAATATATCCTAATATTTCTACCCCTACAGATGAAAGGGTTACTTATACATTAAGCAAATATGGTGGTACGGAAACTATTACACTTGAAGCAATAAGAAATGATGATGTATATACATTAAGAAAAATACCAACAAAATTAGCACGTGCTGCAGCTCAAACATTACACGAACATGTTTACAATTGGTTTAAAAATAATTCTGTTATTTATGATGGTAAACAATTATTTCATAACGATCATAATAATATTGGTTTTACTGAGTTAGATACAACATCATTAGCTGAGGCAAGGTTAAAGATGAAAAAACAAACCCAATCTAATTCAAATAAGCCTATAGGTATTAGAGCAAAATACTTGCTTGTACCATCTGACCTTGAACTAACTGCATATAACTTAACTAGATTAGGTTATGGTCAGAATAATAATGTACCAACTTTCTTACAAGAACAAAAAATTATTCCAATTATAGTAGATTATTGGCAAGATGCAAATAATTGGTTTTTAGTTGCAGACCCCAGAGATGCTGTATGTATAGAGTTAGGTTTTCTTGATGGAAGACAAGAACCGGAATTGATTATTTCTGACGAACCTAATTCAGGATCATTGTTTACTAATGATGTGATAACTTATAAAATAAGACATATTTACTCAAGTGCTGTAATGGATTATCGCGCTTGTTTTGGTGCAATTATATAATTAATTAAACCACCTCCGTTTATAAATAATTAAACGGAGGTAATAATATTATGGGGTTGTTATGACTTTAAATGAATATATCGAAAAAATAAGAATTAAAATAAAGGATACATCAAATGAGATTAGTGATTCTGATATTTCAGAATCTCTAAATGAAGCTTTAAATAAATTATCAATAGATTATCCAGAAATTAATTCAAAGACATATATTTTTCAAGGTGAGTACATTTTTGATTTACCGGAAGATTGGAATGAAGAATTTACCTGGCTACAAGGTATAAAAATTAATAAAGAAGATAAAACTATATATCTAGAAGAATCTGATTACAATATTTATGTAGAAGAGAGAACATTTAAAATAAAAAACAATGATCTATCAATTAGTGATGAAGTTATATTGTTTTATTCGGTGCCATACAAATTGGAAGAAAATATAAAAGGGAATTTAGTTTTACCATTGATATATTATGCTTCTTCTGTAGCTGTATTTACATTAGCACAAAAGTATGCTCATTTATATGAAACGGATCAAACTACTGATCCAAAAGTAAATTACAGAGTTGAAGAGTTATTAAAAATTTCTGAACTATATAAAAAGAAATATGAGGAAATAATTTGCAACTTAATTTGTGGTGGAAATGATCTTAAAGGTTATATGATTACTAACAGTCATAATAAGGATATAACTGGAATTGATATAATATTTCATTAAAAAGGTGATTTTATGGAAATAATAGAGTTGTTATTAAACGAGTTTAAAAATAATGGGGTGTCAAATATTTTTGAGAACATTAATTTGGTTATTGATAAAAATTTTTTAAATGAAAATTGTTATAAAATAATAAATGATAAAAAGGTAATAAATTTTTGGATTATTAAAACAAATGGATTTAATGAAAAATATTTTTCAATAAAAAATAATGTTATTGAAGAGGAAGTGATAATTAAAGGTTATTTTGGCGTGAATAATTCAAGTAACTCTTTGCAACAATTTAAAAGAGAAATTGACCTTTTATACCATTTATTGAAATTGATTAATAAAGGGAGCAATTATTTGAGAAGAAATAGTTTAGTAAGATGTTCAGATATTAAGGAGAAGTATTTTGCAAATATTTTATGTCATTATACTGAAATAACAACAAA